CGGCGGTCACGTCGAAGAACTGCGGGGCGCTGAGAGTATATGGAACACATTGAAGCGGATTACGCAGCGGGCATGGATGGTCCTGGATGCATGCCATGTGTACCTGCAAGATCCAGATGATCCTCAAAAGTACGACCTGGGACCACGGGGGGAAGACATTACCGTGGTAATGGAAGAGTACGATGATGAGGGGAGAGTATCCAGGGAAAAACGGAAACTCAGCGATCTTATCAACAAAATCGAAGGAACAGGGAGAAGTGTTACAGAGGTGAATTACCGGATAGCCGATCCCAGAAAATTGATTCTGGAAACGGCAAACACCCTGAACAAACAGCTGGAATTGATTGCCAGAATCCAGGGAGAGCTCAAGGACCAGACAATCAATATCACCCAGACGGATCCAGAACATACTTCTCCAGGTTACCGAGGATGCACCAGAAATGAGGGAGAAAATTGCTGCAGCACTTGCCACCGGGGATGCTCCGGAAAACATTGACAGATAGCCTTCGGGCAACATTGGCACCCAGGCAATATCTCAGGAACCTGGGGTTCAATCCATTTCCCTGGCAGGATTGGGCGTTGGACCAGAGCCTGCGGAGGGTCCTGCTGAACTGTTGCCGACAGGCAGGGAAAAGTACGGTAATTGCGGCTAAAGCCTCACATAAAGCCAGATTCTATCCTGGGAGTCTTATTTTGCTGATCAGTCCGTCAGAGCGGCAGAGTAAAGAGCTCATGAAGAAGGTAGAGGATTTTTACAAAAGAGATCCTGGTTTCCCCCAGGAAAAAGAAAACAACCAGTTGACAAAAGAGTTTACCAACAGGTCCAGGATAGTTGCGCTGCCCGGCAGTGAGAAAACGGTACGAGGATTTTCAGGTCCTACTCTTATTATCATAGACGAAGCGAGCCGTGTTCCGGATGAGCTGTACAAAGCGATCCGGCCCATGATGGTAGGAGCGGACACTGAACTGGTGTTGATGACTACCCCATTCGGTAAACGGGGGATATTCTATGATGCGTGGACCAAAAGTCAACGGTGGAAAAAGATTGAGGTGATTGGGCAGGATATAATTGGTCGTTATGAGAGTGAGCAAGAGTATGCAGAGATCCGGTCCAGAGACGGTATCATGGCGTGTTATTCTCCCCGGCACGACAGATTGTTTCTGCAGGAGGAGCTCGATGAAATGGGGGAATGGTGGTACCGACAGGAGTATGGTGGTGAGTTTATGGAGCCGATAGATTCTGTGTTCAATATGGCAGATGTTATGGGGTCCCTGGTGGATGATACACCGGCGATCAGTTTTTCGATAATGGTAGATGATACACTGGAGGCAATGAGGTTTGATTAGAAATGTGGTGGGAGTAGACCTGGGGCAGCAGTTTGATTTCACGGCGATTTCGGTGATCCAGACCAGGGAGATATGGACGACGGGGGATAATGTTCCTGTGGAGTGGAAAACCAGGAAAGAGGACAGGATGGTAAGTTACAATTATTATCTCAGGTTTCTTGAGCGGTTCCAGGCGAAATATCCGGATACGGTGCAGCGGGTTCTGAAAATTGTGCGGAAGCTTGAAGATGATCAGGGGACCGCACTGGTTGTGGATGCTACCGGGGTGGGGCTTCCGGTGGTGGAAATGATGCGGGAAGAGCGTCTCCATCCCATACCAATCATTATCACCGGTGGGAATACGGTAACAGAAGCTGACGGAGGTTTCCATCTTCCGAAGCGTCACATGATTTCAACACTCCAGGGGTTGTTCGAGAGTGGCAGGCTGAAGATAAGTAAAGGGATAAATCACCTGGAGGAATTGTTGGATGAGATTTCTAACTTCAGGGTGAAAATAACGAAGGCTGGGAATGATACATATGAAGCCTNNACGATATGGTTATGAGTGTTGCAATGGCAACGTGGTATGCCCGACGGGAGAGTCCGCAAAACATACTGGCTAACGCAGAGGTAGGGGAAGGTATTGATGAATGGGACCCATTGTCAGATTGGAGATAAAGAGTATGCCATGATCCTGAAATCAACATCCTGGGCGGTGAGTAAGGCAAGAGAGATCAGGCATGGAGAGGTGGAGGTGAAATTTATTGTTTCCGACGGGAGATTGTTGAGGGTGGATACACATATCCGGGAGACAAAAAAAATAGATTAACAACTTTTTAAAATTGACTATCAGTGTTATAATTAAGAGAGGAGATGGTAATGGCGAATATTAGAGGGAACGAAGAAGATAGAAATAAGTTTTGGGAAGGGTTTGGAATCAAGAAAAAAGAACCAAAATATGAATCAACAAGGGGAAAGAATTATTTTATAGATTCAGAAGGGAACGCACGGCTTATGAGATGGGACAAAGGACTGTTTGGTAAAATGAAAAATGTTACCATCGATGACGAGCCCTGGGAGGAGTTTACTTCCAGAACAGGGTTGACTGCAGATGATTTCGAATCAATTTCATATGATGAATATATCAAGATAGTTGATAGAAAGGATGAAAAAGCTGATAAAGTATGGGAGTGAGGAAGATGAAAAAGGTGGCAGAAGAAAAGACAAAGCTTGTGGTATTTTTCATTATTGCAGGAATAGCAGGGTTTTTATTCAATAATCCTTTTACTACTCCAATCCATGAGTTTGGGCATGTGCTATTTGCTATGTTATCAGGTGGTGGAGGTGAGATTGCGGCGTGGGATATGGCACTTGTAACATACAATGGTGTTTTTGGCGGCTGGCTTGCTGATATAGGTGGTGCTGCATTTTATGCATTCTTTTTTATTGGTTTATCCTGGGTAGCTGCCAAACATGGACGATATGTTATGGTGGGATTTTTTGTAGGTTTGATTATTTTTGAAACATTGTGGTTCCCGGGAAACAGTGATTATCAAAGTGCAATGAACAGTTTTCCGGTACTGACATGGATCTTTCTGGTAAGTAATATTCTTTTTTCACCGATTGCCGCAGGGATAAGCGTACCGGTTGCTATCGAGTTCTGGAAAATACCGTGGAAACCGTTGGTAAAAACAAAAAAGAATAAGAGGGCTATTTACATATAGGGGTGTATGATTTATAATACACCATAGCTGCTGACCAGAAGAACTGGAGGCAGATCAGTCTGACAGATCATAATTATGTGGTCTGTCATATTGGTCTGCCTCTTTTTTTTGGTCCGGTGACCTGGAGTAATCTGGAGGAATTGTGGCGGAAAAGAAAACAGCAAAAGAATTGCTGCAACAGTTTTCTGAACTCGATAATAATCGTTCCACGTGGGAAAACGAATATACTCAGATAGCTGAGGTCGTTTTTCCTCGGAGGAGCGTATGGACGGATAACCAGGGCGATGCTACCCGCACTGGAACAAAAATCTATGACGGGACTCCGATTTCTGCATTAAACCTCCTGGCTAATGGGTTGGTCGGGTACCTTGTGTCCCCGGCCACCCGTTGGTTCAAATTGCGTCCCACCAGGGAGGAGCTCCTGGAGATTCCCAGGACCAGGATGTGGTTTGAGGATGTCGAGAATATTATCTATGACGAGTTTGCGAGGAGCAACTTCTATGAGGAGATAGTTGAGTATTTCAGGGATGGGGGAGCCTTCGGGACTGCAACCATGTATGTGCAGGAGGATATTGGTCGGGGTATGGCGAATTACTCCTGCAGGCACCCGAAAGAGATTTATATTGCAGAAGATCGATTCGGATGGGTAGATGTGGTATTCCGCCGGTTTTTTCCGACGATCAGGCAGCTCGTTGATGAGTTTGGAAAATCCTCACTTAGTGAGGGGCTGCAGAATCTTGTAGAGAAAGATCCGTACAAAAGGGTTGAGGTAGTTCATGCGGCATATCCCCGCAAAGAGCGGGATACTACGAAGTTGGGGGCCAGGGATAAACGGTTTGCATCAGTTTACATGGAAGCCGGTGCAAGTCATATCATACGTGAAAAAGGCTACGATAGGCTGCCATATGTAATCTGGCGATGGGCGACAAACAGCGATGAGGTGTACGGCCGTGGTCCTGGGTACGATGCGCTTGTGGATGTACTGCGGGTAAATCAGCTTGCCAAAGATATGCTCAAACAATCTCAAATGGCTGTAGATCCTCCTCTTGCGATCCCCGAGAAAATGCGTGGAAAGGTTAAATGGGTTCCCAGGGGACTCAATTATTACCAGAACGCAAATGAGCTCCCCGTACCGCTCAACCCTGGGTTTCAATTTCAGGTAGGGCTTGACAGGGAGCAGCACCTGCAGCAGATAATTGAAAAACATTTCATGACCGATTTTTTCATGATGCTTGAACGGGCCCCGGAGAACAT